TAAATCCCGAACAATCCCCGGTCTGAATTGGATTTTTTGTAAGGGCATTCGGCAACCTTATTCATGTGGATATAGTTAGTTTGCCTCTTCAGGAGCCTTTGAAGCTTCTGCGGAAGCAAGCTGAACCTGAGCCTGTGCTTTCAAGTTTTCATAAACCGTAACCCCGGCTTCGAGAGGCAACTTCCCAAGACCTGCCAAAAGAACGTTTACGTCTGCAACTTTAAATTTCAAAGTGATTTCGATATTTTCCATTTTCTACCCTACTATGTGGTTAATACCACGCACCGTGGCATGTTGAATATAACACTACTAAAGACGCGCTGCCAATCTAAGGTCATGGGTGCGCGGCCTTATATGCGTCAAATTCTGCTTTAAGTTCTTGGATGGCTTTAATTAATGGAGAAATAAATTCTTCATATCTTAAACCTTGTTCACTGTTAATATCACTAAGATCAGTTAAAACCCATCCGCCAAAATCAATACCCTCTGGAATAACCGCTTTAACTTCTTGAGCAATTAAACCAAAATGCTGACGTTTACCTTCAATTGGTGTAATTGTCGGATTTTCAGGATCATCTGGATTTGGTGTTACTTCATTACGACCAATTTTGAATTTATACGCAACCGGACGAAGATTGTTGATAAAATCTAATCCAAGTGGTGATGCAATAATGTCTTTTTTTGCGTTTAAATCAGATGTTTGAATGCTACCATTAGCCGCCCAAATTGCTGACCAACGATTTCCATTTGCGCCACAAGTAATAGAATTGTCTGCTTCTGGATAAAAATTACCACTTGTGTCAAATCTTGCACGATTTGTATTGTTTGTAAGAATTTGAAATATATGGTTTGTGGCAGAACCAGCACCTGTGTTAGTAGAATCTGCCTTTAAACGAAGTTGTGCGCCAGAAGTATAGGTAACGGTAATATTTGCACCAGTTGTGCTTTGTGCGTTAATTTGCCCGTTAACATCTAACTTATATCCCGGAGAAGTCGTTCCAATACCTACGTTGCCGGAGGAGTCAATACGCATACGTTCTGAAGCTGATGTCGTAAATGTAAGATTATTACTGGATGCTGTTTCAGAAACAATATTAAAATATCCTGTTCCCCCTTGGATATATCCGTACCTACTACCCGCTGTACTAAACAATGAATAATAAGAAGCATCTTGTTGCACCCTAACTTCACTACCATAAACATGAAGTTTTGCGCCCGGCGAAGTCGTCCCAATACCCACATTCTGCGAAGCATCTATATACAGCGCATTAGTACCCGCCGTAGATACGCCCCATGTTGTGGCGGATGGGTAATATACGCCAGTGGTAGGTGTGGTGGTGTTGGAATCAACAGGTGATCCAGCCGACCCAAGAGGAGTTTGTATGCCAGTGGTTCCGTTTAGGGTAATAGGCATTATGAAGCCTCCGCAATGGTAAGTTTGCCGTCTGCAACAAGCTGCATAATGGCTGCGTAGTCAGAGTTTGTTTCGTTTAATGGCACAAATGAAGACACGCCGTTAATTTCAACGCTAATTATGGTATTTACGCCATTTTCAGTGATATATTGTGCATTGGTGTACATAATTATAACTCCGCAGATGCAGCGTAATGAAGCCAGTTGGTAATATTACCAGATACCGCTTGTCCCGGATGAGAAAACCCATTTAAACCTATGAGTGCAGGTGCGCCACTAGGAGTATAATTATTGCCTTGCCCACTAGTACCACCAATTGTTATTTTACTAGCATTACCTGCGCCATCCCAATAAGAAATACTTGGCGTAGTTCTCATGGAAACCCTAAATGGAATAAAACCTGAACCTGTAGTAGAACCACTTATTGCAACTCCAAACGCAATAATACCAGTATTAGTTGCTGTTCCTGGAGCAGTACCATAATCATAAGACATTTGATAATACCGCTGACAATCAACCAATTGGCTGCTGTATAATGGCCGTTCAAATGGTGTGGCTACAGAACCTTGTTCAAGCTGGACGCTTGTGATGTAGAAGGTTGCGCTGGATGTACCGACGACGGATGTAGCACCTGTGGCTGAATAATAAGCAGAACCAGACCATGATCCAGCAGCGCCACTATAAGTTGTGCCAACACCAAGTCCAAACCAAACATTCATTCCCGCATTACTATCAATTTTCCAATTAGTAGCAGATACAGTTGTATCGCCCGAAACAGTAATAGAAATGGTTGTCCAAGTGTTTGCAGATGAAATTGAATAAGTAAATGGATACGATCTAGTTGAAGAGTAACTGCTTAATGAACCTCCAAAAGTACCCGTTAAAGACGAATAAACTTGAAAAGACAACGTAACCGTTTTGGCGTTTGCAGTCCCCCATCCAAGGTCTGCTATGTTGTAACCTTCAATGGTTTGGTTGATAGCAAAATAATCTCCTGCTCCAACTGAATAAGCAGAAGAAGATGTAAATCCTAAAGAATAATTAAACCCAGTTGGATAAATAGATGTATTTTGTGCCAAAGTTCCTTTTGAAGAAACAGAAGCAACATATTGGAATCTATCTACAGTATAGCCACTAGCGGTTACACTGGCATTCCTTTGGTTTATTCTCATATCGCCGTTGATAATACGGTTCCGCAGAAACGATGACGATCCATAAGGCATACCCGTAGCAACAAGGTTTGCGCCGCCTGTGACGTTACCTGCCGTGTCCAACGTGATGTTGGCGGTGGAGGATGAAGCGTTTTGGATGACGGTGGTGTTTAATGTAGCGACCATGTCAATTTACCTCAATCCAAAATATTGTTGGCTCGTCCCACCGATAGATTTTACCATCCGTTGGATAAGGCGTAGGCGCGTCCCATAACCATGTATTTTGATTTAATACCCATGATGCAAAAGGTTTTGGCTCATAAAATACATCATGTGTTGCATCGTATGTATAACCAACACCTGCATAATTACCCCTCAAAGGACGACCTTCTGGGTGTTGATTGCCATGAGTGTTATAAGATGTCTGTATCCATTGGCCCGGCGATGAGTCAACAAACGTGTCAAAGAAGTCTTGTTCTGCAACAATGACTTGAACAACTTTACCATCCAAAACTTTTGCAAAATGGCTCATGCCGTGTAACTCCCAGATGCCGTGAATGTTAAAATCTTATTTGCCCCAACTGTTGTTACGGTTGGTGAACCTGTTGTTGTTCCTGTGTAAAATGCGGTTGGAATAGAAAGAATAACAATACCAGAGCCACCAGTTCCGCCTGTAAAACTTGTAGTTACTGTAGTTGCCGCTCCACCGCCACCTGCTCCAGTATTTACTGTTCCGGCAGTTCCGTTAGCAAGCCCAGCACCGCCGCCACCAGCGTTGACACCAGAACTACCTCCCGCTCCTGCTGTTCCATTTGGTGAGCCGCCACCGCCACCTGTTGCGTATGTTACGGATGAACCTGTAATAGAAGAGGCCAAGCCTATGCCACCAGCGCCACCATTTAAACCAGAATTATTAGCCCCAACAGCACCTGCGCCGCCACCGCCGCCAGCGCCTTGGGATGAAGTACTATTTGCATAAGTTCCGCCACCGCCTCCAGCAAAACCTTGTCCACCTGTTCCGGAACCCCCCGAAGATTGTCCCGTTGCTCCTCCACCGCCTGATCCACCAGAACTAACTGTTTGACCATATGCTTGCCCATATCCACCGCCTGAAGAAGCAACAGTTCCAAAAGATGATGCGCTCCCAACAGTAGCATTGGTAAAACCAGTAGAGCCAGCACCGCCAGCACCAACAGTAATTGTATAAGCTGTTCCAGAAAGTATGCTTGTTGATCCAGTAAGCATACCTCCAGCGCCGCCGCCGCCACCGCCCGTATAACTATTGGCAGAACCGCCGCCCCCACCGCCACCCGAAACAACAAGATAAGATACAATAATATTATTATTTACAACTTGTATCCAGCTTGACCCGTTATAAAATTCATATGCCGTTAAAGTTGTATTATACCGTGACATACCAGCCACGGGTGAGCCGGAACGTTGCGCGGTTGTACCAGCTGGTAACTGAAGATAACCTGTGCTGGTTGTGGCTGTATCATAAACTGTAGCCTGACCAGTACCAGCTGGGAGCGTAATAGTGTTTGTCCCCGCTACCGCTGGAGGCGATATAGTAATTTGGCCTGATGTTGCGCCGTTAAGTGCTAAGTTACCCATTAGACTACCGTCCAAGTTGATGAGGAAGGAACCGTAACAGTGGCAGAAGCGCCAACTGTAATTGGACCAAACGAGCCTGCGTTTGTAGTAGCCGGAACGCTATATGATGTATTAACCGTCTGACCATTGTTCCAGAAAATGGAATCCGTGCCGCCGCCAGTTGCGCCACCACCAACTGACGCCCAAGCAGTACCATTATAACCTTCAAAAGCCGTGCTGTCTGTATTAAAACGAAGCATACCTGAAGTAGGTGAACCACTGCGGTTAGCAGTTGTACTGGCAGGAAGTTTAAGCTGCCCCGTTCCAGACATGCTAATGTCGCCGCTCGACGTAACCGTACCCGTTAAAGCAGGAGCCGTGAGTGTCTTGTTAGTTAATGTCTGTGTACCAGCTTCCGTGACAGGAGCGTTGGCAACCTCGATAATGTCTGTGCCATTGTTGTACACAATGGCCTTCTTGCCAACTGCCATCGTGATACCAGTTTGACCCGATACCTTAACAACAATAGATACTGTGGTATTATTAAAGAGAACGTATGATTTCTGAACTGCGGGAACGGTAACATTATGACCCGCCGTCGGGCTTCCCGTAAATTCTAAGACATAGTTACGTGCTACGCCCGTTGCACCATTTGGAATGGTAATAGCCGTTGGCCCAGCGCCCGCTAAAGCCTGAGTCGTGTAACCGACAATAGCCTGTTCAAGTAGCGTTCCAAGGTTAGTATTGGTGGTGGTCCCCCACGTTCCAGACTGATCGCCCGTGCCGATGAGTTCGAGAGCAAGGTTGGTTGAATATGTACTTGCCATGTTTAAACCTTTAAGCGGCTATCTGAGTCCAAGTTGGGGACTGGGAAGGTGTGGTGGGAGTATACCCCGGATTGTTATTTGGTGCAATCGAAACCCAGTTTGCAGACTGTGAGGGAATTATCTGCCCCCAAACAAGCACTTGTCCTGCATATCCTGTGGCAGAAACGCCTGTTATGAGAACATTATACTCTGTGTATACAGAGACATCGCCAACAAGTCCAGTCGCAGAAACGCCAGTGACATCGATGAGGTTGACGCTCTCAATAGTGACATCGCCAACCTGCCCCGAAGTTGTGATACCCGTGACGCTGACATTAGCGTCGTATTGAAAATCAACAGTTCCAACCGCACCTGCGGCTTCGACACCAGTGACACTTACGTTGGCATCAGCCGTGACAGTGGCTGTTCCAACTGCACCAGTCGCAGAAACGCCAGTGACACTTACGTTGGCATCAGCCGTGACAGTGGCTGTTCCAACTTGACCAGATGCTTCTACGCCAGTGACGCTTACGTTAGCATCAGCCGTGACAGTTGCCGTTCCAACCTGTCCAGATGCTTCTACGCCAGTGACGCTTACGTTGGCATCAGCCGTGACAGTTGCCGTTCCAACTGCGCCAGTCGCAGAAACGCCAGTGACGCTTACGTTGGCATCAGCCGTGACAGTGGCTGTTCCAACTGCGCCAGTCGCAGAAACGCCAGTGACGCTTACGTTGGCATCGTATTGGAAATCAACAGTGCCTACTGCACCAGTTGCAGAAACGCCAGTGACGCTTACGTTGGCATCAGCCGTGACAGTGGCTGTTCCAACTGCGCCAGTTGCTACACCAATATCAATAGCACCACTTCCAAACGCACCTAAGCCCCAACCTTGAGACCTAGACCATCCTTCAAATGCTACGATTGCATCGGTCATTACTCATCACGCAATACGGATGATAGCGTTGGAAGCATCAGCAGTTGGGAAAATGATCGTGAAAGTACCAGCAGATGCCGTCTTGTCCGATCCAAAATCCAATACCACGACAGACTTGTTGCCCTGCGTTGAATTGTAGATCAATGCACCGCGAGCCGTAAACGACGCAGTTGACCAAGACGAATCGGCAAAGTCAGCAAAAGCCGTCGTACCGGAGGACGAGGTTGTACCAGATGTAAGGGTATTACCACCAGCAGTGTATGCCGTACCCGTTGTATTGGTTGTCTCGTTCGTTGCAGAGTACACAGTCGTCGTGGCATCAAGAGTTGCGGACGATGTATACAAAGCAAGTTTAAACGTGTCAGCCGTTGTGGCAGCACGAACAACCGTCGTTGCGATTGCGTGAATCCCGCTCAGAAGCTGAAGCTTGAACGAGGTCGTCATAAAATTACCAGTAAAAGCCATCACGGCCTCCTTAAAAGTTCAGCGAGTCGGGGATGACCGGCTTCCTCAACCATGTGGCCTACGGTCGTCCGATCACAGCTTATAGCACGTTTTATGTGGTCTAGTATAACCTGTTCTACCTGATGTTGAAAGGCTTTAGCTTGATCCCTAATTGCGGGATGCGCTGTGTCAGCAACTTGAACAATGCGTTCAGCGGCCCGCTTTGCCCAAAACTCAGGAGGATGCCCACCATTATCCGAGGTCGCTACATCCACCTTAAATGCACCAGTCGTCATTGCTTGCGTTAACATTATGTCGCTTTCACCCTAATAAGCCCATCACGATAGGCATCTACATCCTCACGACCCTCACCAAAGTTCTTAAGACGTGCAAGAGCTTCGTTTAACCGCTTATCGTAAAGAGCAATAAGATCAGGTTCGCCCTTCATATAGATATATGCCTCAACCAAACTGCCATACAATAGAGCTTCCTGAGCGTAGTTGCTGATCCACGTTGTGGTAGACCCAGAAGTATCCGTTAAGCTTTGTGGACGGTAATAGTAATGCAGTTCTACAGCCAAATTACTTGATGGAACAGGGGCAAGTATGAACGTATTTATATCAAAAATAGCGTAATACTTTGGAATACCTGTTGCATCTGTTGGATTATACTCTTGCAGATATTCAACATCTTTCTGCAAAAGAAATGTTTTTGACCCGCTAGACGTAACGCTTAAGCTAAAAGACGAAATATAATCAGACGGAACCGCAAGATATTTATTTGAAGATGTAAGAGTTCCCGTTTGATTCTTACGAAACGTCGTCAAATCTACAGCAAAAAGAATGCGTTCTTCCGTGTTCTGGATAAACGTCGGAATATTAGTGTTAAAAGTTGTCTCTTCATACTGCGTGAAGTCTTTGATGGCTTGCACGAGCGTAGCATATGTCCAAGCCGTCATTAGGTTATCTCCACCGTAACAATACCAATCTGCATAACACCCTGAAGAGTACTGAACTCATTGGGCATAAACGGAAAAATCTCATCCCCGACAGGAACATCAATCGGCTCTTTACGAGAAGGTCTAGGTTCCCACAAAGCTTGTGGCTCCGTTGGAGGATACCGAGGATCAAGTTGAGGGTGTTTATATTCCCAACATTCAATGCAGGTTTTAAGCCCGTTCCATTCTTTTTTCAGTTCTAAAAGACGATACTGAAAACCACAGCGGTCGCATAAGGCAATCGCCCTAGAACCGGCAGCAAAAGCTGTCATGTTAGCACACGGTAGGTGCTTCTTCCCGGAGTGAGACTCAAAGAAGCCCTATCTCTATCTTCCGTGGCAGCACGAGTAAACTCCTCGTCGTACACAGCCTTTAACATCTGTACCCGTTCAGGAACTTTCTTAAGAGCAAGATAATAAGCCAAACCTGCTGCCAAGCACGGATAAAATCTGAATGGCATTTGCATTGTATTAACGCCCGCATTCGCGTCATCCATGCGAACAAGCTTATTAATAACCATATAATATGTCTGATCTGGCACAGGCCAAATATACATGACCGGAATAATTTGACGATCCATAAAAAGTTGGACAGGGCGACCCTGTGTCAGCTTGTTAGGGATATTCGTGTAATACTCACGACTAACCCGTTCCATCGTCAGGTCATACTGTTGAGTAGCTCCAGATCCTGTTGTATTTCGAATCACAGACTGAAGGACATCAATGTCCGAAGCATTTAAATAGTAAGAAGCTTGGCCCGCCGTTACAGTAACGGTATCTTGTGTAATGGTCCATTGGTTCAGGCCACGGTTTGCCCAGTCGGCCAAGACAAGATTCAAGCTACGACGAGCAGTACGCTGGTCGTAGCCTGTTCTTACCTCAATGCCGCAACGCTCATATGCCTCTTCAATGTAGTCAGAGACATCAAGCTCAAAGGACTTCGTGCCTGAAACGGTCATTATTTAGCCTTACGCCCCATGCCGCCCTTTTTAAGAGCAGCACCCATGCCGCGAGCAGTCATACCACCACCACGAAGAGCAACACCTTTACCCTTCATAGCAATACCACCGCCACGCATTTTGCTCTCGGATTTTTCCATTGTTGGAGATTCCTTGGCTTCGTGCTTCTTCATGGCTGCTTTTGAAGCATACATTTCGCCGCTTCCAGCTTCCTTGATCATGCCACCTTTTTTCAAAGCAATGCCTTTGCCTTTCATGGCAATACCGCCGCCACGAAGACCTTTCATAGCCATGCCGCCTTTTTTATAAGCAGTTGTCAAACTACCGTCACTTGTAATGCCAGCGCCACGGTCTTTTTTGCTAATTGCGCCATAACCGGACTGCTCGATTTCATCAGCATCACGTTTTGCTTGCCGCATGTCAGATTGTGATAGACGAGCAGCAATACCGCCGCCACGAAGACCCTTCATGTTCTGCTGCTTGTCATGCTGAGTATCACCGGCTGAGTTTTCCCAGTCGCTGAAAGACATGTTGTGCTTCTTTGCAAGTTTCTTATCTTGCGCCATGTCAGCTTTAGAAGCTTCCCACTTTTTAACGGGCATCTTAGCCATTTTAGACTCCTTGTCATCGGCCAAAAGGCCAGTTGTAATACCGGACATCAGTATACTGTCCCCTTGCCTTTACCACGTTCAGCGCAGCCCGTACCACGAACCATACCGCCAGTAGACTTCTTCATCGACAAAACACCCGTTTTTTTATTGCGAATGATTTGAGAAAAATCAATTTTGCCGCCTTTTTTAAACATAGCGGGCTTGTCTCCAGCTTGTTCTTGAGCAGTCCGCATATCTTCAAATGCTTTTAACGAGCGAGGATGGGTAGTGGCATTATTAAGATTACGTTGCCCACTATCCTCACTATCTCCCTTGCCACTAGCGCCAACATTATACGCTTCTGTGTCATAATCACTCATTGCCTTACCGACACGCTGTTGCTCGGTTACAGGTTTTGAATCACTTTTTTTCTTTTCCATGCCCGACAAAAGACGTGTAAGGAAAGAAGATGCGTCATCTCTTGGTGCTTTAGGAGCGGCCATATCAAAGCATCCTCATCTTGCCGCGACCCTTAGTCGCGATGCCACAACCACGAACAGAACCGCCGCCAGCTTTTTTAACCGCTCCACCCTTTTTATACCCCTGCTGCTGAAGAGAAGTTTTATAGTCATCCCTTTCAGCGCGAAGGTCATCAAACATCTTATCCGTGCGTTCTGTGGGCTGGGTCTTCTTAATCATATCCCGTTGTTTAATTAAGTCTGAACGAGATTCACCAACACGTTGGGCTTCCGTCTGTGGAGAATCTGAGTTGCCAATATTTTTAATATTCATAACATCGTTTTTAATTTTTTTAAACCGTTCCCCAAGATTGTTGAAATCTTCAACAGAGGGAGAATTGGACTGGCCTCGACCCTTCATGCCTTCCATAGCTTGCGGAAGCGAGGCAAGGTCAGAAGACTCAATCTTTCCCGCCTTGGGGGCAGGAGGCATCATGTCTCGTTTCAAATCGGGAGCCATTTTTGTAGAATACGTCGTGCCTTCAAAATCAAAGGTTTTATTCCCGGCATCAAGATTGCGGCGAAATTCTTCGTTGAATCTCTGGCGTTTTGCACTAACCATGTTACTTCCCCAACTTGCTAAGAGTTATGGCAAGACGAGCGCGTTTTGCCGTTTTTAAATTAGATGAATTTGCAGCAGCTTTTAACTTGCCCTTAGGGATTGTATCACCTTCTTTAACGCCGAGCGACTTCTTAAGTGCGCCGGGTTTCTTGATGGCTTCTTGAATCCACATGCCGCCCTTCTTCAAACCTTTAGATTGAGCAAGGGCGATAGCCAAAGCTTGTTTCGGATCCGAAACAGTTGGACCTTTTTTGCTACCTGAGTGAAGAGATCCAGATTTGAACTCCTTCATCACCTTTGTAATCTTAGCTTGTTTAGGGGTAATCTTCATTTCTTTGCCGCCCGCATATTATCAATAAGGTTAGGATAAGGACGACCAGCTTTTTTAGCTGCTGCTTTGGCAGATGCCTTCGCTGCGGGGCTTAAGGACTTTGATTTGCCAAGGCTTTTTGGGCGAGGCTTGTCCCAAACTGCTCTAGCCATATCACTTACCCTTCTTTGGCTTGCCAACTGCTATCATAATAGCAATACCCATTTTACCTTTTTTTGCCGATCCACCTTTTCTCATTCCCATAGAAGGAGGAGCTTGCATTCCTGCCATAGAGTTCATAGGGGCGGAAGGAGCCATACCTGACGAAATAGGCATAGCTTTCATGGCCTTCATGCCGGGCATCACTTTAGACGCACGGTTTTTGGCAACAGTCTTCTTAATCGACGAAAGTTTACGCATTACCATCTAATTTACCCCTAGTTTTTGCAATAAGTTTTTGAACAGTCTGCGTTTCATAAAGACGAACAACTGACCAAACTATTGACAGAAGTGCTGCAATTGAAGGAAGAATGCCCATAAGTGTACCAAAGACTGTTGTAATGGAGACGATGTCCAAGGTTTGTTTGAGGTGTTCGTCAACTTGATCCATTAGGCTACCCCTGCATCATTCTTAACAAGGATCAGGTGAAACTCACCTGTCATTATCGCAACACTTCCGGTTGATGCAGAACATTTCATTTCAATGTCCGTCATCTCAGGGATTGGAAGTGGGTAGTCAAAATGTCGGTCAAAGGAGTTGCCAGAGTTCATACGGGCGGTTGCTTCAATGATAGGAATAGACCCTGTGTAAGTAACAAAGAACCCGGAACACGCCACAGGTGTTGCACTTGCGTAGGTGGACGTGAATGTGTAGCTGCTCACATAAGCGGTAAATCCTGCGGGAACCGTATACACAGCCTGAGCCGATTGGTTGTATGCCGTAGGTATCAAGCCATATACAGTTGCTGGAACACCTGATGTTAGGCTTCCTGTACCAATATAGACTACGCCAGCCGCCGTATTACCACTACCTGCTGTTAAAATTTCCATGCCGTTAACACGGAGATAGCTGTTTGTTGTGTTAACTGCCGTTTGACCGTTCAGGATTACCGTTTCTGAAATAACAGCGTAGTTTGCATCTAAGCCAGTAATCAGAACTGTTCTCGCACCCGTACCAGCAGCAGTATCGTTTGTAGATGCGCTTGAAACCTTCAAGACAATGGCAGCAGCAGGAAACGCATATGCCGAAGCACCTGTCCAAATTGTTGCTACTGCTGTACCAACGCTGTTGTTGATACCAAAAAGAAAAACTCGGCTGTGGTATGGGATTTGACTGCGGGAGACTTGAAGGTCCCACGGTTCAAACTTACCGGTACGGGTTACGGAGGAGGGCTGTCGAGCCGGGATTACTTGTGTAGACATGTGATCTATCCTTCTAAAGGTGTAATGAGGGTGTCAATTTCTGACACCCCCTAAATCACATTAGGCGTTATACGTGCCGTGCTGGATGTAGTTTACAACCAGCCAGCCAGTACCAGTACCCGTGTTGGTCGATGTCAGTACAATTTTAATGTCCGTTGTTCCGACATTATACCAAGTACCAATGCGGGTTGAATCTGCACCTGCTGTGGCAGCAATAATGCCAAGCGTACCACCTGCAACTGCTCCAGCAGCCGTCAAGGCCGTGGCAGAAGCTGTCGTACCAACGCCAAGAGTGGTGGACACACCGCTCCAAACTGCACCAATAAAAAGTTGAATTGCAGTGATTGTACTACCTGCTGGAATTACAATGGTGCTTGTAAACACGCCGTCTGCACCGGCACCAGCCTGTGTTACAGCCTGTGATTGTGAAAGTACAACTTCACCAATGTTGGCGATGTCTTGACCGAGCGTTGTGCCAGTCGTGAACTTGATTGGGCCAGTACGGACTGGGCCGGAAAAGGTCGAGGTTCCCATGAGGATCTCCTGTCGTTGGGTTGTCTGCCACCGTGGCAGTCAGGGATTGAGCAACTGTACAATAAAAAAGGGGTCGGCACAAGGCCAACCCCTAATCTTGTGTCACGATAATACGACTTCTTTACGCACCCGGCGAACCATACATTGCGCGAGGGTCAGACCAACCGAACGAATAACGCTCACGAGCCTTATAGCGCACGTTGCCTGTCTCAAAGTCACCTTCGAGAGATGTCTTAAGTGGCGAACGAACAAAGTTCTTCATGCCATTTGGAGCATCCGTCTTAATGAACCAAGCATCTGAGTCGGTCAAGAAGTGGTTGACCGCAAAACCCTGCGGCATATATCCGCCAGATTTGATCGCGTTGATGTCATTATCGGCAGTGCCGGTACGCTGTTCTGACTTCAGAAGACGTTCAACGGTGAACTGAAGTGCAGGAGGGACGATCAGCTTCATGCCGCGAAGAGCAATCTTAAGGCCACGCTCGTCGATGAACAGCGAGATATCAATCAAAGCCTGTTCAAGCGAGGTTTCGTTAAGGTCGGCTGCCGTAGCAAGAGTGTTCGACCAGTTACCGCCACCGACAGTCGTGTGAGCCGAGTTGATCAACGACACGCCATCGCCGCCCAGATAGGACGAAGAGAAAGCGTTGTTGAGAACAGCAGCACCCTTGACCTGCTTCGTGTTCGACATAGACCGTGCAAGAGCGCGGGTATAACGAGCCGAAAGCTTGTCGTAGAGGTTATCTTCCACAGCTTCTTCCGTGATGGCGAATGCAAGAGCAATCGTCTCATGGGTGTAGCGAGCCGTGAAGGATTCGCCAGCGGTGTCATAGGTGATGGCAGAGCCTTCGCCCTTGACTGGAGCTTGGCCGAAGCCTGAAAGCATGACTTCTTCTTCGAACGCACGTTCAGAGGATTCTTCGTCGAAGATCTCCTTATGTTCGTTGTCGTAGCGGTCATACTCAAGGCCGAACAAAGCGTTCAAGCCGGGTTCAAGTTCCTTGAGGAGTTGTGAACGAGTTATAGCCATAGTTCATTACTCCTTAGATACCCGCGCCAGTGCCATTGGCACCGTAGCGGTAGAAGTGGTTGTTAAGCATAACAATCGCCAAACGACCAGCAACCGAAGCATCAGAGTTCGCAGGAGTGTCCTCGAAGCCCAAAATGCGGAGGTTAAGGGTGTTGGTGGTGTTAGCCGTCGAAACTGCAAGCACACCTGCCGACTGAAAAGTGGTAGAACTACCAGTTGTCGCAGTAGCAAAGTTAGCGTTAGAGTGTACAAGCGTATCTGCGGCAGCGGCATTGGTGTTGATCAAGAAAACCTGATCAGGAGCCGCTGCAACCGTAGCAGTCGCAATTGAGTTAGCATAAACGGCAGACGTACCCGGCCAGTATGGCGACCACTTGGGTTTGCCAGTCAGGTCGATATAGTTGCAGCCCAAGAAAGCACCAAGAATTGGAACCGTACCGCCGTTGGCATTGCCAACAACGTCGATCATGCCGTTCGACAACGGAATAACAGGGGTTCCCTGATAAAGAGCCGATGACGTACCAGCGGTAGCAGCCGTCTGAATGTAAAAGACGGTGTCGCCATTGGTATTGGCAGTGCTTCCAAGCATACGGTACGGGCGAAGCCCGAACGAGGCATTGATATTTGCCATTGCTTAGATTCCTTTGAAATCAGTCAGCCCTTGGGCCGCCGAATGTGACACGAGATTGCCGGTCAGGTTTGCTGATCGGCATGACTGGATTGTTCTCTCTAAACAGATCATTGTCTACCGCAGCAAGCTGTTCACCAGCCTTACCTTGGTAATACGCCGTGCGCTGACGCACGAGTTCTGTCGGAATACGCGCTAGAACGAGACCACCCACCGAAATGACACCTGCGTGTACTCCATCTTGGATAGTCGGTAGATCGGTACGTTCTGGGTATTCATCTGCGCGAACTAGTTCGAAGCCTTCGCGAAGGCGGGCGGAGAGATTCTTCCGGTCATCGTATCCATTGATTTCTGTTCGAATCCAACGGTGTGTATACCCCTCAGGTGGGGGCGGTGCGTCCAAAGTGGACGGGGGTTTCCAGACCAAAGGTCTGGAGTTGTTAGTGCGACTTTCGGTAGCGCGTGGAAGAGGGCGACTCATGTTAGTCAATCCTATCTTGTACGAGCTTCAATTGCCGCTTGTAGTCATCATAGCTCACACCAAGCCGTTTCGCAATAGTCTTTTGCGTTTCGGAGAGTTCGATGTTGCCAGATGACTTCTTAACCTGTGTAGGGCGGCCTGAAGCTACTGCGGAGGCGGGTTTCTTTGCGGCAGGAGCCGCAAACTTATTCGGGAATTCTCTACGCATACGGGTGTCGAGTTCCCTGTAATAGTCATCGCCGGAAGCATTAAAACCTTCGGCCATCAGATCTTCATGTATTTCGTAGGCTACGGCAGTCATGCCCCGTTCAGCTCCAAACCAAGCATTTCGCTCCGCCCAATCCTGAGCTTTGCGGTCTGGTTGTGTCCGTTGAGTAGGTTGTGGAACAGGACGTTCTGGAACAGCTTCCGTCTCCCGGCGATATTCCCGGTAATTGCGGAGGCGCTCGCGTTCAACAGCAAGTTGGGACAAATAAGTCTGAACTTCGACTTGTTTGTCTGTGTCACCACTGTCAATGGCAAACTTCCACTGGTCCTTGTACAACTGTTCCTGAGTCTTAAGCCGAGTTTCGGCCTCAGTCTCAAGACTCTTACTGATGGTCATTTCTCGCTTTTTAAGCGAGTCAAGTTCTAACTTAACCGCACGGGCATATTCCAGAGCCTCTTGCTCACGGCGTTCTGCCTCACGGGTCTTATAGGTTAGCTTGTTAATACGTTTTTTGACTCCCTCGCTATAAGTCGCGAGGTCATCATCATCTCCACCAGAAGAAGGTTTCTCTCCCTCTGAAGACGCTTCGACTTCTTTTCCGGTGTCTCCACCTTCTGTTTCCGCCACTTCATCTTCGTCAAGATCCTCTGTCTTGTCTTCATCTTCAAGCATGGTTTACTCCATGACGCGCCGCGCACTCACACAATATCAAGAACGTCAGCGGGGTCTGCTATGGTGGCGATCACCTCATCCTCATTGATGATGCGAACTTCTCCACCCTCAATCCTGAAACGCGCACCCGCATAACGGCCAATCATCACCCAATCACCCTTTTTGCACCAAGGGCCAGTGGGATAACGTGTCGTATCCGAGTAAGCTTCAGGTCCTACGGCCAGCACGTATCCGACCACCGTGGCAAGGGAGGTTCGCTCCATTGTCTCAGCAGTTTTATAAATGCCACCTTTAGTTTTCTCACTACCTCGATAGGGTAGGATTAAGATCCGCCACCCCGTAGGCTGGGGCATTCGGGCAAGAGCCGAGTCAGGAAGCTTGGTTGGGTCCATGACCCGTTCTTCCGCTCTTACATAAGCCTCTGTAATATCAATAGGATTAC